TAGATTAATGGACGCATTATACGACCTAGTTAACAATGAAAAATATAATGATGATACAAGGCTAAAGAGACTTACATATCAAAGACTAAATAGTGCTGCTAGATTTAGATTTTTTAAACCTTGTATCAAAAAATATCTAACTAGTCACGTAAAGTCTAGATTTTTCGAAGTTCATCCTACTGAATGGGATATAGCGTTATTCTTGAGAACAGAAAGATTTGAAAAGAAGGCCAAGAGATCTGTATGGGCAGAAAGTAGAAAAATGATTAGAGGACGATAATGACATTTAATATAAATGAATTAAAAGGTAGATTTAACAAGATCAATGGATACTCATCTCCAAGTAAATTTCTTGTATTAATTACTCCTCCTCCATGGGCTGTTGGAGAACAATCGTCTGATACAGTCGACGTATTGCCATACATTATTAATTCTACAAATCTTCCTGGCATGAGTTTTACATTTTCTGATATCAGGCAAACAGGATATGGTCCTATTGAAAGAAGGCCAGATGTTCCAATATACACTGAAGTTCCAATGACAATATATTCTACTGGGGATGGAAGAGCATTTAGATTTTTCCATAGATGGATGCAAAATGTTATCAACGTTGGTCTTACTAATGTTGCTGATAATCAAAGCTCTAAGGGAGCATATCAGTTTGAGTCATATTATTCAGATAATTATCTCTCAACAATTGATATTATTCATTATAACGAAACAGAAGATGAGATTATTAGGTATACATTAAATGATGCATATCCAACAACAATTGCTGATACAGCTGTAAGCTGGGCAACAACAGATCAGATTCTTGAATTAAATGTTTCCTTCACCTTTAGAACATGGTACAGTACAGCATTTTCTCCAGCATCTATTACTAATAATCCAAGAGATGGTGGCGGATCATTATCGTTTCTACAAGCATTGGGAACATTTGGAACAATTGCTAGTACGCTCAGTAATCTTCAAAGACCTACAAACATTCAAGATGCATTGAATACAATTAACACAATTTCAACTACTGGTAGACAAGCCAGCCAATTAGTTGGATCATTATTTTAGTATATTATAGGAGTATATTATGGCACTACCTAAAGTCGCGGCACCCAAGTTTGAGTGTGTTCTTCCATCAGACGATACACCAATTAAATTTAGACCCATGCTAGTCAAAGAAGAAAAAATTCTTCTGATGGCTCAGTCTAGTGGTGAGCAAAAAGATATTATCAATGCAACAATTGATGTTGTACAAAATTGTATTGTTACAGAAAACATTGATATCGGTAACAGAGCGATGGTTGATCTTGAGTATCTTTTCATTAACATTAGATCTAAATCCGTTGGTAATATTGTTGATATAAAAATTACTGATCCAGATGATGGTAATGATTATGATGTAAAAGTTGATATTGATGATCTTGAAATCATTAAACCAGAAAAAGTACCCAACAAGATTGATCTTGGCCAAGGCCTTGGTGTTATTTTAAGACATCCTTCTATGAAACAAATATCTAACATTTCTAGTAAAGCTACAGCAACTGATGCTATCTTTGATGTTATTATTGCTAGTATAGATAAAATTTATGATGAAGATAATGTTTATGAATCATCCGATCATTCAAAGCAAGAACTGGATGATTTTGTTTCTTCTTTATCATCAACTCAGTTTAAACTAATACAAGACTTCTTCAACAATATTCCAAAAATATCTAAAAAGATTTCGTATACTAAAAAGGACGGAACAGTTAGAGAAAAGACATTGGAGGGTCTTTCTGATTTTTTCTAATATTGCTGAGCCACAATAGTTTAAGTAATTATTACTATGTGGTGTTTGCGATGGCTCAGCACCATAAATACTCAATATCTGATATAGAAAATTTAATTCCATTTGAACGTGATATCTACATTACTTTGTTAGAGGATTTCTTAGAAAAGGAAAAGGAGCGTCACGAAAAAAATGGCTGACAAAAAATTACAAAAAGATAGTATCTATGCTCAGTATGATGTTGATGGGGATGGTATTGTTACAGATGATGAATTGGAGATGATGAAAGAGATGCATGAAATAGAAAGAGTCGATCGTAAACAGAGAAAACAAAGCTATATGGCTTGGTATGCATTGGTTGGTATGATTAGCTATCCAATTCTAATTATTGCTACTGAATTGTTTGGATTATCCAATGCATCTAAACTATTGACTGACATAGCTCCTACATACTTTATTGCAGCTGCTGGTGTTGCGGGTGCGTTTATGGGCTTTTCAGCTATGGACAAAGGATCTAAGAAGTAATGGCATTACCTTCAGGCGCAGGTGGATCATCAAGAGATGAATTGGCAGAATCAGTAAGTTCATCTATCACAGATAATATTCAAGAAGTTGTTTCAGAAGACAAGAAACAAACTTCTGCTTTGAATAATCTTGTATCACTTATGTCAAGAATGATTAGTATGCAAGAATCACTTTTAGATGAGTCTGCAAGATCAAGGTACCGAGATGTTGAAACTACTAGAGAATCTGCAAGAAAAAAACCTTCAGGACCAAAAACTATTTTTGGAGAAGAGAAAGATCTAAGTATTAAGGGCTTATTGGGATTCTTAACTACAATACCTGGTATCATTTCAGCTTTAACAGCTATAGGTGCTTCATTAACTGGATTAGATACAGCTTTGAGAGCTGTTAAAATTGCTGATGTTGCAAAGAATCTCGCGCTAGCATTAAGAGCATTTTCTGTAGGCTTTGCTGATGAGACTGCTAAGGTTTTAAAAAATCTTATTGATATACCAAAGAATCTGTCAAAAGTTTTTATTATTCCAGACGAAACAAAAGCATTATTCAAGAATATACCAACTAGAATAGGAACAGTAGTTGATAATCTATTCAAACCGTTTAATACGTTTATTGAAAACTTTAAAATTGGTTTTAACAGAATAGGAACAAAGGCAACAGGTATTGTTGATAGTATATTGAAGGTTGGAGACTTTGATACACTGGCTGCAAAGGCTGGCGCAATTGTTGGAAAGATAAATGCTCCGTTTGCAGCTATAGGTAGAGGAATTGATACTATATCTGAAGGTATTGGTAGTGTAACAAAATTCTTACCTTCGATTGATTTTTCTGCTTTAAAGGCTGTGTTTGGATCGGTTGATTCAGGAACAGGAATTATAGGATTTCTAGGTAAAGCTCTATCAATATTTAAACCTCTCCTTATTCCTTTTGAGTTTGCAGCCAAGACAATACTCAGACCATTTACTCAAATACTTTTATCTGTTATAGATTTTGTAACAGGCTTTGTAGATGGATTCAAAGACGCTGAAGGAGAAAAGCTAGGTGATAGAATCCTTTCAGGTATTAACGAAGGTATTAGAAGTGTTATTAGAGGATTCACAGAAGCAATAGATTTACTTTTGTTTACATTTCCAGCATGGATAGCAGAGAAACTTGGATTTAAGAAAGTTGCAGCAAAACTAAAAGACTTTAACATAACAAAATTTGTTGATCCAGTAATCGATGGTGTTATGTCATTTATTAAAAATCTGTTTTCTAGTGAAGGAAGACAAGCTCTCACAGGAGAAGCTGATGGTTTCTTTAAAAAGGTTCTAAGATATGTTTTACCAGATCCTGGTATTGCATTTAGGCCGTTCGATCCTAAATCTTGGGTCTCAGCTGCTGTTCCTGATGCAGTATATCAATATGCAGGAATCAATGCTTCAACTGGTGAGAGAATAGTCCCTGATACAAATACCAGCGACATTGCTACACCCCCAGAGATCACTGATCAAACTCAAACGTTGGCTGCTAAGCAGGCTGCAGCGGATGCAGCACAAGCAGCTGCTAATAGACCAGCTGGTGGTGGTGGAACAATTATAACTACTGTTGATGGTAAGTCATATAGCAAGACAAGCATGAATGTTGTTGGAAAAGCATCAACAGGCGGTGGTAGAGAACCAGCGCCTGTCGATTTAAATAGTTGGGCTGACGCCGCGGCGTAATTCTAATCTTCTTTAGCTAGCTTCTCAAAGAAACTGAGTGAATCATCATCGTCTTCTTCCTGAGCTGGTTGTTTAGCTTCAGGCATAGAAGGCGCAGCAGCTTGCTCTGGTTCGTTCCAAGGAACATTATCATCTGCTGCAGTAGCAATTGCACTTGCAGCAGCTGCTCCTCCCCCAAGAGCCAAAGCCTTTTCCAAACGAGCCTTTAGCTCACTATAAGATTTAAACTGACTAGGATCAATAAACTCTTGTAGAGAATACTGTGTCTTCCAGATTTCTTCTAGCTTCTCATCATCTTGTACGAGAACTGATTTATCTGAGAACTCAGACTTATCATAATTGCGATAACCTTCAACCTTACGAATCTTCAGTTTGAAGTCAGCACCTTCCCAGAAGTCAAAAGGATTCACAGGAGTCTCATCCTGGAAAGCTGGATTCATTGCTTCATTTAGTTTATCAAAGATCTTTTTACCATAACGATAAAGGAACACTTTTCCTTCATTCTCTGGATTAGAAGGATCACTTACAACATAAATGTTTGAAACGAAGTACAAACGGCGCTTCTGTTTACGGACAAGATCTTTATTAGAATCTACACCGCTGTTCCAAAGCTGACTATTGTATTCTGAAAGAGGATCCTTTTCTCCAAGTGTAGTCAAAGACTTTTCGATATACCATCCTCCTGGACCTTGGAATGCATGATCCCAGATACGAACGAATGGTACATCCTCACCTTGCGGTGCAGGAAGAAAACGAATAACAGCATAACCATTACCGACTTTATCTACTTCTGGTTGCCAGAAGCGATCGTCTTTATTACTTTGCTGTTGATTGCCTTGGAGTTTGTTTAGCTCTTTAGTAAGTACATCAAGATTAGATGTTCCAGAGCGTTTAAGTTGAGAGAATGATGTAGCCATGTGTATGTCTCCTGTATATAGCTGTATCGATTGTATGTTTTTTATCCACGTATGTCATAATATAATTTGTATTATACTACTATTTATATTGGAAGTCTAGCACTTTTTTCTTTCATAAAGTTAAGATCTTCCGCTTCTACTAACAATTTTTCTTTGATAGTAGAATTTATTTTAACCAATCTTGCAACTGATTCTAATTCTATTTCATTACTTTCTGCATAATATAATATAGCGTCCATATAGGTCAAACATTTCTCTTTGACTATAATTTCTATTTGATGGGAAAATTTTGCAGACGTCTGAACCGATTTGATTTCAATCATTATCTATTTTTTCTTTGTTATGATCATTAGTTGTATTATAAGGGTTTTTACGTAATGGATCAACAGTTAAATTTGTGGGTCTTAGTATTTTTTCCTCAGTGCCTACAATAATCCATTCACTATCCCAAAGAACAACAGGACATTTATATTTTTTAACATGTCTATAAAAATTATGCCTATTTCTGTTCTTCATTTTTTATTGATATATGTTTCAACCCTTTTTGTTCTTGGACACGAATGTCCATAAGGAATTTCTGTGACCCACGGATACCAACTTTGAGTATAATTAAGTTTCGGATCTATTCTATATTCACACACGGTGACTAAAACAGTACCGTACCCATTGATATATCTATGCGCAGCAGAGACGTCTGTTAGAGCAACAGAGACTATCATCTTTACCATTGCTATTGTTTCAATCAACACTTAACCTATACTGTTGTTGCAAAACACGGTCTTTTAGCAGCAATGTTTTTTTCTCCAAATCAGTTTGTGGTATACTGATAGCTTCTAGAGTTTTATCATACTGCCATGCAAGATACAAAAGCAAGGTTATTAAAATAATTATGTATAATGTTAAAAAGAATCCCAACATATCTAAGACGCAAAGTATATGGTGCCAACAAGAGCACCAAGCATAACAGTTATAACCAAAACAGCTATGGCTCCTGTTCTAAATGCCTCCATAGACTCTTTGTGCTTTTTGATACGTTCTCTTCTTTCTTGATCTGCTACTTCTTTTGCCTCTTGAATTCTTCTGGCTCTTTCATCTACTATAGATTTCCATGTTCCATGACCAAAGCGAAAATCAATAAGATTACGCATTTCATTCATTTTTTCTTCAGCAAGTTTGGCATCAATCATTTCTTGGGCTACAGTTTTTATTCCAAACTGATCACCAATGCCTGTTCCGGATGCTTTCTTATTACGAGATTTCTGTACTTCATCATGGCCGCGGAACAATCCATCAATGCCTGAAGCCAGTTGGCTTATATCTTGAGCTGTTTCTATATTTGACTTTATGAAATCCACGCTTGCTTTAACAAGCGAGATTGCTGCTAATCCTTCTGCTATCATTTGATCGTTTCTTTCAAAGGTTAAAGACGATTTAACATTTTAAAAGATTGTCGATCACTCCCACTTCCCAAGTATTTATAAGAAAAAGAAAATTATTTTACTCTAAAACCCAAATAATTGTATCTTTTCCGTTTACTGGATTCTTCACTGTAATGTTTGGCACTTCTGGATCTGCTTGCTTTGGTCCAACAAAATGCCATTCCATTCCTTCTTTTCTTTGTTGCTTAGCTGTATTGAAAAATTCAATATTGTCATACATAAAGGATCCAATAAATGAGGCTACAATTACTTCTATCATTTTTTTGTTCTTTCAATTAATTGAGAGAGAAGCCTGCAGACTCCTCTCTCTAAATTAAGCAGAGCCAGTGTATAAGTACTGGGTGCGTTCTCCTTTGTTGTTATCCCTGACAGTAAGGATTAGCGGGTCTATTTGGGGACCAACCCTGTTAGGTTCTCTTTTTTCGGATCCCTAGTGCAAGAACCATATTCCTAGGTTGACGTTCTGGGTTCCGCACCCAGACAGCGTAACTTCGTATTATTTATGCGGCTAACAGATTAGGCTTTGCAGGATCTAGACCCATGAAGTCTCCCCACTTTGCATAATAATGTCTCATACCAATCTCATCGTGAATCGTGCCGTTCTCATGCCGTCCATGCAGTATATGACGGTTCTCAGTGC